AACCAGGAGATTGTTTCGGATTGAATTAGGAGATCGACCGTCAGCACATGGCGGGGGAACTATGTTTTATTTCGTTGGATTGCCAATGTCGTGGCGAGATAATCTTGGGAGTGTTAATAACCCCGTTAGGGCAATGGTGGATATGGAGATTGATGGAGAGATTATATATACCCCACCGGCAATCTTGTTTGATACGTATAGGACTGGGACCGACTTGACGCATTACAATTTGTATGCGGGGACTGATCCACAAGCAATAGTGCCTACTCTTATTACTAACGATTTGTACCTTACTTCTGGGAATGCAGGGACGGGTATTGCGGCTGATGGATCGGAGCTTGTTGGGGCTGCTAGTGATTTGAATTGGAAACTTAATGAATATAGTATGACAACCTTTGTTTGTAAAGTACGTATAGATACTTTAATGACTAATATTGTTTTCTTCGTGGGCCTGTCAGACAATGAAACCACGTTGGAAATGCCAATTGAAAATCCTGGCGGGGCACTTACGTCTAATGCTACTAACGCTGTAGGATTTTCTTTTGATACAGCAGAAGGTACTACGTTTCAATTAGTTGGGGTTAATAATGATGTAGATGAGACGCAGCAAGATTCGGTGATAACCCCGGTTGTTGATACTTATAATGTGCTTATGATGCAAATCACGGACACTGGGACGGCGACATTTTATATTGATGGGGTACAGGTCGGTGTTCCGATGACGACTTGTATGCAGGTAGGTGCAAATACTCGCCCGATTGTAGTGGTATCTACTAGGAATGCTGTTTCAAAGACGTTGCGGATTGATCGGATGTATGTAAGGCTAGATCCATTGTAAGATTATGGGTATAGATAGGTAGTTAAGTAGTTAGGGTAAGTTGGTTTTGGTTTTTATCAACGGAGAGTAAAATGGCAGTAACTGGCGCATTAGGTGCACGGATGTATACTTCGGCCACCCCGTTAAGTAACTTGACTACGGCCGCAGATGCAATTAGTGATTTCCAAGGTCTTACTATCGCAACCGAAATTGGATTGATTGAAAATTTCGGGGAGTTCGGCCGTCAGTTTGAAATGGTTCCATTTCAGGCAGTGTCAGACGGCCGGACATTTAAATTAAAGGGTGGCTTTAACGATGGCCAGATGACCTTGGTGGTGGGTCAAGATTTGAGTGATACTGGTCAGGCGGCTATGAAGGCGTATGCCGACGCCAGTAATCAAAATACATACCCCTTTAAGTTAACGATTTCGGGGGCTGATGCAGCACATGATACATATTACTTTGGTGCGTTGGTGATGTCGTGGCGTGTTAATCTTGGGAGTGTTAATAACGCCATTCGTGCCACGGCAATGTTGGAAGTTAATACCCCGATCTTTGAGGGGGCCAGTTAGTATATATTGGATCAACTTTCTTAGCCGACAGTTGACCACATTAACCTTTGGATTATGAGGTATTATTATGGCTGAAGTTTCGGGGAATGATCTTAAGAGGTTTGAGGTTATTAACTCTAATGGTGATAAGATCAAGGACCTGATTGCCTTTAATGATGAGGAATTTTGGTATCAGATAAATAAGCGTGATAAGGATGGGAAGCTTGAGAAGATTAATGGGGAACAGAAGAGACTGAGAGTGTATGATGTAGGTATGGTGGTTAATGACTTGGTTGGTACACTAGTAGTTATCGAACCAGAAGTAGAAGCTCCGGTGGAAGCTCCAATAGAAGGACCTTGAGATAGTCTTCGATGCCATATTCCCTAACGGTTATTGAGTCACATATATCTCGGGTAGATTTATGTGAGACGATAATCATGCTAAAGGGCAAGCCTAGGTTGTTAAGGCCAACGATTCGGGGGATATTAAGAATTTGTAAGGCTGGCGGATTTGAGAAAGTGATCGGGGGCATCATTGACGAGGAGTTTGACTCGATTGTCACAGGCTTACAGGCGGGGTTGAATCTTTCTTATAAGAAAGATGAACGGGTTGCACATTGGCTTTGGGACAACGGTATCACCCCCGAATTGGTCTCTGAATTGGTGGAGTTCTTAGAAAACCTTGCCCGAGGAGGTAAACTTCCGGTGGATGAGCGTGAGGAACGCTATAATGATGAGATTAGATTTGATCCGTATGAGATAACATTGGAACAATGGTGTGATAAGTTGGTGGTTAATGCTTTAGGCTGGTTAGGGTGGACCCCGGAAATGGTCCTTAAGGCGAATATTAATGTCATCCATATGGCTATGGAAGGCAAGATTGATTTCGTGAAGAAGACTAATCCGTTTGGCTCTAAGGATGATCCATCAGAGGCTTTAAGCCAGAGGCGTCCTGATCCAGAGAGGGCGGCGGCGGATATTAAACGAGCATTCCAGAGACGTATGAGAATGAATAATCGAAAGGCTTCAGGATGGAGTGAGAAGGCATAAGGTTCCACAGCCGACTTTTAGTGGAAGTGGTCCGGGGTTCGCCATGATACCCTGGGCTGAGGTAGCGGGGGTGGTGTCGGCTACGTCCCCGCTACCAAACAACTTAAGACTTCTACCGACATAGAAGGAATGTATTATGGACACGATTACTATTAAGCTTGACGGGGAAGAAATCGTTCTTAAGCCCAGTCTTCAGGCCACGAGGATGATTTCGAGGAACTTTAATGGCCTTGGGGCGGCAAGACAGGCGTTGGTGGCAGAGAACTTCGACGCCGTGGCTTTTGTTATCCGAATGGGTTCGGGGATGAAAGATCGTGAGGCCCGGGATTTGGATGAGAAAATCTATAGAGAAGGTTTAACGGGTGATCTATTGGTTCAATTGATTCAATATGTTGCCATGTTAGGTAATAAGGGTAAGATGATGAACTTTGGCGCGGACGAGAATGATAATGAAGAGTAAGTAATAAGGGATTTTCCGGGGTAAGTATTATGCGAGGTAATGTAACTGAGGTTATAAGTCATCTTAAGAAGCTTACCCCGGAAATAGCCCGTAGGGAACATATTAGGATTGCCAGGGAGGGTTTAGAGAGGGTCCTGTCGAAGACCCCAGGCGTGCCGTATAGAATTATTGTCGATGGCAAGCCGTCCACGAGTGAGTATTCGGTTAAGCCTTTTGGGGTTATTAAATACGTATTCATAAGAATGGGCGAGGTGGCCAAGTTGGCCCTTGTAACGGCGCGTGATATGTCCCCGGTTCAGAGTGGACGTTATAAGCGATCGTGGGTGTTGATTGTTGATGGGAAGACATTTAATAATGCTAATGTGTTACCAAGTAATCCCCGAAGTATTACTTTGGTAAATTTTCAACCTTATGCCAGGAAGATACATCTTCGTGGGGCTAGGTTACGTGGGGTGCCACCGGGGATTGTAGAAAAGGTCAGGCAAATTACTTTTGGTAAATTCCGCTCTCAAGTTAAAATTGATTTAAGATTTATTGAATTGCCAGCTGGGTATGTATTGAGGAAAGATTATATTAAAAAAACGGGGCAATTACACACCCGGGCGGGGAAAGAGGTTACATACCCCGCACTTATTATCACCCAAAGAGATTAATTATAATTTCCTTTTAAGGAATGCTTTATGGCTGATGAAGAAGTAGTTGTTAATCTAACGTATGATGCACGCGCTAGTGCACAGCGTATGGTTAATGACTCGAATAAGGTAATTGAAAATCTTGATAAGATTCTGAAGAAGACTTCGGAAGTAAGTGACAATGCAGGTAAGGTAAATAATACCTTTTCTGGATTAAGCCGTCTGATGGAGAAGATGGCAAATGATATTGATCCGTGGTCGAAAGGTTTAAGGACTGCCCAGAGAGAAGCTGATGTACTTGCTAGTAAGATTCAGGCCTTGTCGGCGAAGCGTTCTAGGAACGAAGATGAAGAGGCTTTGCTTACGAGATCTTTAGCGATTATTCCGCAAGTTACTGCCCGGATTAAGGAGCTTCAGGCCGCCACATCACAGGCTTTCAATCAACCTTCTGCTGCGGCGAATGGGGTGATTGAAAACTTAAAGCGGTATCAGAATGAGGCGCAAAAGGCAGCTAACGAGGCATTGAAATTCTCACAGCAGATGGCAAAAAGCTCTGACATCGGGGCTCATACTGCTGCTACTAATAAGATGATTGATAATCTTAAGCGATATCAGGCTGAACAACGAAAGGCTAGTGAGGAATCGTTTAAGTTTGCAGGAACTATAGCCCCAAGTTCTAGTGTCTCGGGGCATCGGTCGGATGTGGCTAATAAACTTAAAGAAGAGAAAGCGGCTTTTGATGCTGTGACGGCGGCTGGTGAGAGATTGGCGGCGTCACAGGCGGCTGCAACTAATAAGATGATTGAGAGCCTGAGGAAATACCAGGCTCAACAGAAGTTGGCTAATGATGAGGCGTTTAAGTTTCAAAAGCAGATGGCCCCCGGGGCTATGAGTATTGAGGCTCATAGGAAAAGTGTTGACAATCTTAATAAATCTTTAGAGAATGGCAAGACTAAGCATAGGGAATTCGCGGATGGCATGAAGCATGTTGAGGCCAATTCGCGGCAGATGCAATTTGCTGTAACGAACTTGAGTTTCCAGGTTAATGACGTGGTATCGGGGCTGGCTATGGGTCAGCAACCGATGAGGATATTTGCCCAACAGGCGGGTCAGTTTATTCAGTTGTTTCAACAGGGCGGGGGTTTTAGTACCGTAATGCGGGGTGCTGGGGCGGCTATCGTAAGCTTTATTACCCCCATGACGGCTTTCATTACGGTGGCATTAGGAGTTGCTGCCGTGATTGGGGTTATTACTGCCAGGGCATTCTCAAACATCGCAATGATGAAGGAGTTTAGTCAAAGTATTTCCGGGGTTGAGACGGTTAGTGCCGCCACGTCGAAGGATTTGTTGAAGTTGTCTTTTGATATGCGGGCGGTGGGTGTTAGTGCCGAGGATGCTAATAAAGCCATTATGGCCTTTGGCAGGAATGCCAATGTTAATTTAAGGAATCCTAAGGCTATAGAGGAGTTGACAAAACTTGGGATGGATATTGGTGCCCGGTTGGGGGTCGGTGATGCGGAGGGGATGAATTTATTAAATCAGGCACTCAATCAGGGTGCTGATGCTATGTTTGAATTGGCCATGAGGGCTCGGGCGTTAACAAGTGATGAAGCCAAGTTGGCCGTGGAACAGATTAATTTGGGCAATCGCGTCCGGACTATGAATGCTATGCTTCCTCAGATGCAAAATAATCTTGAGGGAGTAAGGGAGGGTATGCGATCTGGGTGGACCCAGTTGTTTGATACAATTGGTGAACAATGGAACACGATGCTTAATAATATGACTAAAAATCCCCTGTTTAAGGAGCTAGATGATAAATTAAAGATAATTGCTGCTAATATGAAAGAGGCCAATGAACAGCCGGCAGCATTTTCAGCTGAAGGTAGAGCTGGGATAAGTAGTTGGTTTTCAGGTTGGATGCCCACGTTTGGGGATATGCAATCAAGGGCAAATAGATTGAATACGCCTTCAGTTTTGGATGCCGCAAATACTCCCGTCGGCTCTCCATTCGTAGGCCGATTTGGCCCCAGTTTAGAGGTTGGCGGGGCATTAACTGGTGGGCTTGTTTCGGATTTACAGGTTCCACTTCGTAATATGATTCAAGCCGCGGCTAATGATGGAATAGTATTAGGGGTTGGATCGGGGTTAAGAACAACGCAACATCAGGCCGAGTTGTTCAGTGCGGCTATTGCAAAATATGGTTCGGCAGAAGCAGCTAGAAGGCATGTGGCCCCGCCAGGTAGTTCACAACATGAACTTGGTCGGGCGGCAGATTTAGTTGGAGCATCTGGTAGGTCAATAGAGAGGGGTAGCGCGGAAGATTTATGGCTTAGATCTAATGCGGGGAGTTTTGGTGTAGTGCGTCCTATGGGACATGAGCCGTGGCATGTTGAAAGGGCTGGTGGAAGAAGTTTAAGTTCATTACCAAGTAGTATTGCTAGTGTGGCCGGCGCTGGATTGCAGATGGATCCCGATTTGCGCCGGAGTGAGATTGACCTCACAGATAGAAGTACAGAGTCGTTAATTAAACTTCAGGGGGAAATGAAAAGAGAGGCTGAGTTAGCCAAAGAGAGGGTAAGAATATCGAAACTTTATAATATTGATCAACAGGCTGAGACGGCTGGATTGGCTGCTAAGACGGCCGCGTTGGCGCAAGGGAAATCAACAGCAGACGCTGCAACTATTGGTGAAAGGGCGGCCAATGAAACCCGTGAAATTGCAATCGCGCAGTTGGAGAAAGAAGCTAATATTACAGGTGTTCAAACTAGAGAAACTTTAAAAGCTAGTGAGGCGCATTTACGAGGGGCTGCGGCGGGTGAAAGAGCCGAGGCTGCTGGGCAGGCCCTGGTTGAAAGTATGCGGACTGGGGCAGACCAAACCGCGAAATATAATGAAATATTAGCTGCTGGTGCAGCGAGTGCCTTTTTGAATGCTTCAAAACAGGAGGCGGCCGGGGCTATCACATTAGAGAATGAGCATAAAGTTGCCGAGGCGGCGAAAGTAAGTAATAAGGCCCGGCATGATGCGGAAATACAAGTCAAGGCTCAGGCACAAACCCAGGAGGTTTTGAATAAGGCCGAGGCAACGGGCAACACGTTGTTGATTGAGGCGGCAAAGCGTTTAACGGAGAAGGCCGCGGCGCAATTAAGGGCCAGGGAGATTGAGAGACAAAGTCTTGAGACAACGGATTTTGTTAATCAACAATTGGATACCCGGACTCAGTTGCGGTTCCAGATTCAAAATGTCGGGATGACCCCGGAAGTTTTACAAGGGAATTTGAATGTCTTAAAGGAAATGCAAGAAACAGAAAGAACCCGGCAGGGGCTTAGTGAGAAACAGGTCCAAGCCCGGTTAGATGAAGTCAAGGCGACGCAGAACCTTAATATTGCCCTGGCAGAAGCTCTACGTCAGCAACAACGTATTGAAGATATGTTCCGGTCGATAGCCAATACTATTGATCAGAGTCTTACCAAGGCTATTGAGGATGCTTTTGATGGTAAGAAGACCGAAAGCTGGGGAGTGCAGATAAAGAAGATGCTGTCGGGGCTCGTTGCCCAGATGTCATCAAGTTTGTTTATCAAGCCGTTATTGGGGTCTGTGGCGGGCCTGTTGGGGATGGGAAATGTTGCAAACCAGTTGGGATCTTTTGGTAATCTTTTTGGGGGTAGTACCAGTGGGGCTGGAAGTGTGAGTTTGACGCCGGATGGTAAGGGCGGCTTTACAGTAGGTAACATTTCCGACGTGGCAAGCATTGGTAAGTCGGTGGGGTTATTTGATAATATCTTTGGTACCGGGTCGGGGTCGGGATTCTTTAGTAATATTGGGTCATCTCTTGGGTTTGGTGAAACGGTTCAGCATTTTGGTGGTGGTGGTGGTATTGCTGAAGGTGTTGGCGCGTTTGATACCGTCATCCCCGGAAGTTTATTTGGAACAACCACATTAGGTTCGGCTTTAGGTGGTATCGGGGCGGGATTTGGCGCGGGGACACTAATTAATAGTTTGGTCGGCGGCAATACAATGGGAGGTACGATTGGCTCTGGGATGGGGTCACTTGCTGGAGCATTAATAGGAAGTATTATTCCCGGTATTGGAACAATGATTGGGGGCCTAATTGGAGGTGCTGGTGGTGGCTTATTAGGGGGCATGTTTGGAAGCAGCAAGCCCTCTAACGCAAGTGCCGGGGGAAGTATCAATCTTGCTACGGGGAAGATTGAAGGAACCTTTAAGGGCGGCAATTCGGAGATTGACCAGGCGGCATTATCGGCCGTGCAGAGCATTAGTTCATTCACACAAAGCATATTGAAGTCCTCCGGGGGGACATTAAGTGGAAGTGCCCTAATACAACATGGTGTGAATACTGGCTTTACAGTTGATTCGTCACTTCCAGAATTCTCTGGTAGATATAACCTCGGTAAGGATGCCAATGAGGTCGTTCGTGTTGTGGAGCTAGCCCTGGCAAGAAGTCTTCAAGGGGTTAGTGATACGGTTAAACACGTTATTAATTCAATTGACGATCCCGCGTTACTAGAGGCCGGGATTGCGTTTGCGGCCGTTTATGATAATATGAAAAAGGCCGTTGATGAGGCATTTAGTGGTGTCCCCGGAGAGATTGATAAGATTGGTCCGTTTGCCCAGGCTTTAGAAAACATCGGGGTGTTGTTTGATGACCTTACGGATAAGGCAAATCAGTATAATTTATCCGTGGCCCCGATTGATGCCGTTAGATTAGAGGCATTAAAACGTCTGACGGCAGATTTTGATCGGACAATATCGGATGCTATATTGGGGATTAAAGATCCAACGGCGCAATTGTTGGAGATTGAGAAGCGGGCCGGGGAAGAAAGAGTCCGTGAAGCTGAGGCTGTTGCGGGGGACATGGCGAAGGTCCAGGAATTAAATGCCTTAAAAATCGAAGAGATAATGAAGTCCACGTCTACTGTGATTGAGCAGACGGCGGAAGATATTAAGAACCAATTTAAGAGTATTGAGGAGTTTCGCCAGGAGGTACAGTTTGGGCAGTTAAGCGGGAAGAAAGTAGAGGCGGCGGTTGCTGGGACGATGGAGCAATTTAACCGGGTATTTGGGGAGGTCATGGCCGGGGACTTGACCCGGTTGAATGATCTGGTTTCATTAGGGACCCAGGCAATCAATTTCTCGGTTGAGGGATATGGTAATGCGCCGCAGACTAATGACTTAAGGCAGGTAATCTTGTCAGATATAAATACGGTGTTGGCTGGTAGGGGCTTTGCCCGAGGAACGACGAATACCCCGCCGGGATGGATTAAGGTGCATCAGGATGAATGGATGTACCAAGGCGGTGGGAATGTTGTGGTGCCCAAGGGCCAGAGTGCAATGCCAGGTGTTGATGAATTAACCCAAGAGGTCATGATTTTACGGAAAGAAATGGGGGAGTTGTTGGCCGGTGGGAACCATCTTGCAGCCGCGATCGGTTCAGAGATTGTCAAGCGTCAGGATAAACAGACTAAGACCTTGGTCGAGATTAAGCCGGTGTATACGCCGGTAAGGAATGCGGTGTAACGATGACGATAATTTCTGGCTTTAGTGGGATTTCTGAATATACCAAAACCACAGGTACGGGTAACTACACTAATCTTAAGCCAATTCCGGGAACTATACCTTTCTTTGCGGCATTGGCTACTGGGACGGAGATAACTTATTTAGTTACTGACGGGGTACAAATAGAAAAGAGTCAGGGGATCTATAATTCTACATTAAAACGTATTACCCGGGTTACGGTGTTATATCCGGTTTCGGGGGCAATTGATTGGGGTCCTGGTAGAAAAGTAATAGTCTTAGGGTTTGAAGGAGCAGTGACATTTACGGATATTGCGGGGGTTGCCTTACCTCATCAGGGTGGGACTGGGGTTGCCAATGACGATAGTGATACCATAACGATTGCAGGGCCATTAGTAACGACGGGGACGGGGACGTTAACTCTTGGGGGTAATACCGCGGCTACTGTAGCCAACTTTATTTCGGGGACACACACGGTCGCTGGATTGGATATTGCCCAGATTTTCACGGCCAATCAAAGAATTGATGCATTTTTGGGGATTGGTATTGCGCCAGTAGCGCAGATACAAATAAGTGGTGGAGTAACGGCAGCGGCTTGGACTAATAGTGGAATTTCCATTCGACAAGGTAATCAGACTTATACAGATACCAGTAGTTCCGGTACAGTAAGTGCCGTTACAGTTATAA